GATTGGTATTTACACTGTAACAATAGATGAAACAAATAGAAAAGATGAAGCATTTTATATCAACACTAATGTTACTTACACCTTTACTGGTTCTGCTGTCACAGGAAGTTATGGAACAGCAACGGCTAAAGAACTCGCAGACAAAGATGCAGTTGATGAAAGTGGTAATAAAATAAAAGATGATGATGGTAATCAAATAGTTATTCATGGTCTTAAAACAAAATATAAAAATCAATTTAATGCAGAGGCTGCAGCGTTACTTGCTAAGACAGATTGGTATGTAATCAAAGCTGCAGATGTTACTAGCTATTCTGTACCAAGTAATATTACAACATACAGAGCAGCGGTTAGAACAAAAGTAAATTCTATGGAAACACAGATTGATGGATGTTCAGATGTAGATGCATTGATAACTTTACTAAGTTATACCACAGATAGTGAGGGAGTTTCATCAAGACCACTAGGCGAGTTTCCAGACGAGGTAGTATAACATGGGTGTTACCTTACCAGGTGCTGCGGGTGAAGTAAAAGAAAGCTATGAGATAAGTAACTCTCTTAGATTTAATGATGATGATAGTGCTTCTTTAAATGCTACACAATCAGCAGGAAATAGAGATACTTGGACTTTTTCAGCTTGGATTAAAAGAGGTAATTTAGGAACTAATCAAGTTATTATTATATCTGGAAGTGGTGCTAGTGACTACTTTGTTTTAAATTTTAATTCTTCTGATAAAATTTCTTGGCATCAATATAACGGAAGTAATTATGATGTTTTAGAAACATCAGATGCAGTATTTCGTGACACTAGTGCTTGGTATCATATAGTTTTAAAAGTAGATACAACAGACTCAACTGCTGATAATAGAGTGATATTATATGTAAATGGTTCAGTCGCATCACATACAGCCAACACCACATTTGACCAAAATGAAGATACTGACTTTAACAATAATGGTAATACATTAGATATAGGTAATGATGCACAATTTAATATAGGTTATGTAGCATTTGATGGTTACATGACAGAAATAAATTTTATAGATGGCGCTGCAAAAGCACAAACAGATTTTGGAGAGTTTGATGATAACGGAGTTTGGATTCCAAAAAGGTACACAGGAAGCTACGGCACTAATGGTTTCTTTTTACAGTTTAAACAAACAGGAACAAGTGCAAACTCTAGTGGTATAGGTGCAGATACATCAGGTAATGATAATCATTTTGCAGTAACTAATCTTGCAGCTACAGATGTAACAGAAGATACTTGTACTAATAATTTTGCTACACTAGTGCCTACTCTTAATATGACATTATCAGAGGGTAATGTTAAAGCAATGACATCTAGAACAAGTTATTGGGACGGTGTTCATGCTTCTATCGGTTTAACATCTGGCAAATGGTATTTTGAAACTAAGGTTAGTAACGCTAGTGGTACTTTTAGAGTTAAAAGTGGAGTAGTCGGAAACCCAGAAACCTTTACTATTTTATATAATGGTCAGGGAACCTCTGATGACCCATTAAATGTTTTGTCAAACACATATCCTTCTTATGGAAAAGGTGTTTGGTTATCTCATTGGTATGACCAAAATTATGATTCTAGTTCTACAGCTAGTGCACAATCTAGTGGTGATATTTTACAATTTGCTTTGGACATGGATAATTACAAAATGTGGATTGGAGTTAATGGTCAGTTTAAAGATAACTCAAACAACAATGTTTCATATTCAGATGTTGCGTCAGGGAGTAGTGCAACAGTGACTATAGCCTCTGCAGCATACACAGGAAAAACTTTTTTTCCAGATGTATGGTTAAGGGATGATGATGGTTCTTTTGATAATGTTGCAGAAATAAATTTTGGCAACCCATCATTTAGCATATCAAGTGGTAACACAGACGGCAAGTATGGTAATTTTGAGTATGCAGTGCCATCAGGGTTTTATGCGATATGCACTAAAAGATTAGCGGAGTTTGGATAATGGCTTATACAACAATAGATAACGGAGAAGAACATTTTAACACCGTTTTATATACAGGTGATGGGAGTGCGGATAACGATATAACAGGAGTAGGCTTTGCACCTGATTGGGTTTGGGCTAAAAATAGAGGAGCAGCAGATGCTCATTGGGTTTTAGATTCAACTAGAGGAGCAACAAAAGGATTATATACTAATGGTAGTGCTGCAGAAAATACTCAAAACCACCTTATATCTTTTGATAGTGATGGATTTAGTGTAGGAAATCAAGCAAATGGATTAAATACATCTAGTAATAATTATGTAGCATGGAACTGGAAAGCTAATGGTGGAACTACATCATCCAATTCTGACGGTAATATAACTTCCACAGTACAAGCTAATACTACATCAGGATTTTCAATAGTCACATTTACAGGAAATGGAAATAATGATGCAACAATCGGGCATGGATTAGGAACTACACCTGCAATGATTATAACAAAAAATAGAGATGATGCAGTTCTTTGGAGAGTGTGGCATCAAAATTTAACATCAACAAATGTTTTATTTTTAAATGAAAATTTTGCACAAACAGCACCTTCAGGACACTCTAACGGATATATAAAAACAGTAGGTAGCTCTACTTATTCTGTATATCAAGGTAATTCAGATACTAACGGTGTTAATGGAAGTAGTGATGATATGTTAGCATATTGCTTTGCAGAAAAACAAGGATACTCAAAGTTTGGTACTTACGAAGCAAATAATAGTACAGATGGACCATTTGTTTATACAGGATTTCAACCTTCATTTCTTATTTTGAAAGCAATAGACCAAACAGGAAATTGGTTTATATTTGATAATAAAAGAGACACAGACAATGCAGTATCACAGATATTATATCCTGATTCTTCTGCTGCTGAAGGTTCTGCGGCTGTTTTAGACTTTGTTTCAAATGGTGTTAAAATAAGAAATAGTGGAAGTGGTGGTATAAATCATTCTGGAACATATATTTACATGGCATTTGCAGAACATCCATTTGTAAGTAGTAAAGGAGTGCCGACAACGGCAAGGTAGAATGTTAGGTCACGGAGCATTAGCAGAGTTTGCATTAGCCTCAGTAAGAGGTGGTGGCGTACAAAACGTAGGATCACCATTCGTTAGTGGAGTATCTTTTGCAGCTAGTGTTGGAGATGAGACTGTAACAGCAAGTGCAACAATATCTCCTTCAACTAACGTTGCAACATTTAGCCTTGGAACAGAGGTGGCTACAGGTGGAGCTACAGTATCACCAACAACAGCAGGAGCCATTACAGTGAGTATAGGAGAAGAGACGGCTTTTGGAGAGTCTTTTCAAAATTTAATTACCCTATCTACTGGATCTCCTGACTTTTTTATATGGAATGAGGTTGACGATTCACAAACAGTAGATTATTCTGACGTTGAACCAGGGAGCACAGATTAGGAGATATAAATGGCATCAACATTCTCAAGCACTTTAAATTTAGAACTTCAAGCCAGTGGAGAAAACTCTGGAACTTGGGGTACAATTACAAATAACAATTTACAAAAAATAGAATCAGCAGCAAAAGGTTATGTTTCTGTAGCTATTGCTAGCACTAATGATACATTAACTGCAACTGATGGCTCAACCACAGACGAGCAAAGTAATGCCATTATTAAATTAACAGGAACTTTATCAGGCGACACGACAATGAGTTGTGAGGCTGTGGAGACTTGGTACATTGTTGATGATGCAA